GAGAAGGGTGGCAAGCAGATAAACTTCGATCTGCAAGGCAACATGGAGAAGCTGCTGGACAACCCCGGACATGACCGTGTCTTGATGTGGTTCGAGGTTACCTACGGCAAGGTCCGTGAGTGGACAGACAATCACCTGAACAGTTGCGTGATGGGAATGGCCGAACATGGCGACGGAACCAAGTACATCATCAGCCAGCGGTCGCCAAGACAGAAGGCTGTGACTATGCGCCAGTCCGGTGTCGATCCCATTATGATCTCCAAGCGCCTGATGATCCCGGTCCACCGAATACGAGAATGGACAGGAGCTTAAACAAAAAAACCCCCGGCTTAAAAAACCGGGGGTTAAGTTTTGCTGTAACACTTCGGGCTTGGGGAACCCTGCAACCAAAAAACACCTACAAAAACATTGTTATGAGGCTTCTTGCCTCGTGCCTGCCAAGGGATCATTCCCCGCAGGCGATCTGCCCTTCGGGCAAATTCCGACATTAAATCTTTCGCGCCTCGTGTGCGCCGTTCGCTTCGCTCTCGCTCTTTAATAGATAAACAGCTTTGCTCGCTTTGAGTGACGACCGCCCCCCAAGGGCGGGAGGAACTGTCGATCAACACTTTGATTAAAGAGGGGAACGCGAGTTCTAGCGTTTAAAAAACGAGTTGTCAAATCCTTTTTTTGGCCCCTTGTTTTCATTACGTTTTTCATTAAAACTAATCCTTGACAGGGTATTTGATTAACCGTAAAACGACATCAATTAATCTTACTCAACCTCGTATGTTTACCTAGTCTGGCTCAGGTCGAGCGGCCCCTTGGGGGGGCCTCCTCCCCTACCGAGCCTGCCTATAGAAGAGACTGAGGTTGCCAAAACGTGTTGAGATCAATCAGGACCACATTGACTGGCTGGCTGATGCCGTCGATGCCGAGCTTCCGTACTCACAGATGGCCGATCACGTCGGTTGTTGCGTCGACACCCTCAAGCGTATCCTCGTGCGCCATGACCTCGCAGAGTTTGAGGCGGCCAAGTACGCAGTCAGCCGTGCCTCCAAGATCGAGCAGTGGTCACGCCCCTGTATGCGCTGCGGCGACACCAAGTCCCGCGCCAAAGGCCAGTACCGCTGCGACAACTGCCGCGAGCAGGAAGACATCAACAACCCCGTGGACTGGCTCCTATGAGTAGGCCCACATATGTCACCCCTGCCGACGAGGCCGTCGAACGGGTCATCGCAGACACAGTCGGCGTGTCTTGGAACTGCTCACCCACAAAGCTGGCCAAGTTCAACTCAATAGACTTCGCCCTCACCCGCGATGGCAACGTGTCTGGCTGGATGGAGATCAAGCGGCGTACCAACGCGCACGACAAGTACCCCACCTACATGATCTCGTTCGACAAGTGGAAGAACCTCATTTTGACAGCCAATGCCTCGCAACTTCCGGCCTTCCTCGTCGTCCAGTTCACGGACGGCCTGTACTACCTCCACTCCCACATACCCCCAACCCACATCGAAGTCGGTGGACGCTTCGACCGCAACGACAGCCAAGACGTCGAACCCGTAGCCCACTTCAAGCACGAACTCCTCACCCCAATCAAACCGAAAGCAAGCCAATGACCCCAGAGAAAAGCCTCACCAAAGAACTCGAAGACACCCTCCGCGAGAACGACAAGCTCGCCGAAGCCCTCCTGTGGGAACGCGAGAGCCACCGTCGCAGTTGCCGCCACTACGAAGACAAGGTCACCGATCTCACCAAGCGCCTCGCCGAACAAAACTCGCTGGCCCTCGAAGCCAATGCCAACCTCGGCAGCGCCGAAGCTCGCATCCGTGACCACGAGCGCGTCATCGCAGCAGAACTGGACCTCAAATAATGGCACTCAAGCCACGCGGCGCAAAACAAAAGGGCGACAAGTACGAGCGCGAACTCGCAGCCTACTTCAACCAGCATGTCTTCGACGGAAGGGATGTTGTCTTCAGAGCACCCCTGTCTGGGGGCGGCTCCATCAACTTCGAGGGTGGCGGGGCCGACCTCAATGGTACGCAGGACTTATTCGTTGAGGCCAAGCGTGTCGAGAAGCTCAACATCCGCGACGCACTACGCCAAGCCGAAAGCAACCTCGTCAAGCGAGACATGACTGCCCTCGAGATGCCCGTCGTCATCAACCGTCGCAACGGCGAAACCACTGGCCAATCCGTCGTCAGTCTACGCCTCGACGACTTCCTCTGCCTCTATCGACATCATCTCGCCAAGACAGGCCACCTCAAGGACAGCGAATGACCGAAGTCATCGACATAAATACCCGAAAAATTTTCGCAGAAAATTTGAAACCTTCAGAAGACGACCAGCCCGAAGGACGCCCACCCGCCAAGACACTTATCAACTCGCTCACCAAGTGCATCGAACGCGCAGAGGCTGGCGAATTGGTGGGCATCGTCGGCACCCTGCTGTGGGCAGACGGACAGGTAGGCCCCGCGATCTACGGCGACAGCGAAACCCTCAGTGACATGTCTATCATCTCCATCGCTGGCCTCGAACTCACGAAGTCATCCATGACCCAAGTCATCGAGGGAACCGCGTACCTCGGAAACAGTAACGAGGAACCAGACAATGACGAAGAGTAAGGTCTGCCCCCACTGCGAAACATCCAAGCCCCTCTCTGAATTCGCCTACATCAAGACACGCAGCGTCACATATTATCCGCGCTGCCGCTCATGTGATGCACGGCGTGTCGTCTTGGGCAGACACAAGACATTCCGGGGCCTGCTTGCCCACGCCACATCAGCAGCCAAGCAACGCTCACTAAGAATGGACAGGGAATTCTCAATCACAGTCGACGATGTCATGTCTGTCTTGGAAGCCCAAGGCTACAAGTGCGCAGTGACGGGAGTGCCCCTCTCCCACCTCCAACCGGGCGACCGCACGAACGCATCGCTCGACCGCATAGACAGCAGGTTCGGGTACACACCCTCAAACATTCAGATTGTCTGCGTAATCGTGAACACCATGAAGCACGACCTGTCACCCGGCGAACTCGCTCACTGGTGCCACCTCATCTCGGCTGGCTAGGCACAAATCAACTCGACTAAATCCTCGAGACTGGCATCGCCGCTGCTCGCAAGCAACTCAATCGTCATATCGGCTTTACGCAAGAGGTCAATCCTCTGTCTCTCAAGCTGTCTCACCCTGTCCCTCAACACCTCAACCTCATTATCTTTGGTCATGTCTTCGCTCGTCATTATCGTCGTCCTCTGCTTGTCTTTCTCCATTTACAGGAAGTAAAAAGATACAACCAGCCAACCTGAACGCAACAATAAACTGTGGGTAATGTTACCAATTTAGTAACGTTACCTTTTTATTTAGTAGAACTGCTCTCACCCCCTGCGCTGGCCATTCCAACAGCTTCAATTGTTCGGACGCAATCAATAATATCGTCCATCATCGCAGCGGCAGCGGCATACGCTCGAGCCAACCTGACGTCTGTCATGAGAACGACAGACGTATTGCCTCGCCTCTCAATTATGTAATCGCCCTTGTCAGCCCACCGCAGGATTATCGCCCTCGCGGTCTTGCGCGTTACTCCTAACACTTCAGCTGCCTCACCCATGGACAACTCTTTGCCAATCAGGTGCTGTGAAAATATTTCAGAACCCAGCCATCTGTTCTGTGTCTCCCTAATGTCTTTTTGATACTTCTTGGTAAACGCATTGTTACGCTTTGCGAAAACAATGATCTGCTCCTTGCTGTACTTCACGGACTGCCCCTATGCCACAAACACCGCGTAAAACCACAAGGAAAATACGACCCCCTGTCCTCCATTACAACCCCCTAATATATGGCACATATATGACACAGACACGCGCCACAAGTTGCGCGTGTCATTAATAGAAAGAGGTCAGTACTCCAAGGTTGCTGCCCTTCACACTCCATTCACCACTAACGATGTGTCGTCGTTGCCTTTTAGACTAGTCCCCGACTGGTGATGGTTCCCCTTGTTAGGGCGTTGGACAAGACTTACTGTAACCCTTACTGACCAACGATCACAGCTGTTTTTTGTCCGATAATTTTCACCTGTTTTTGTCGGTTTGTGTCACTAACCGCGCCAAAAAAACCCTCAATTCTGCTCGCTCCCTTCATTGGGGGTAACACCCCCCCCTCGGTAACCCTTACTCACCAACACTTTCAGTCATCGCAACCAACCCTCTCCCTCCCTCTACAGCCGTGTCACGTTCAACCCGCCTCCAACTCTCCATTTCATTCCACACCACAGCTTCCGGTACACCCACCTTCAACGCAATGAAGGCAGAGCCAAAGCCCTGCCTCCACCACAATCGCGCTTGCGACATCTGTCTCCAGCTCAATTCACTTCGCCTCCGGCAGCAATGTAATCGCTTCGGCCAGTCGATCGTGATCTTCCTCGATGTAGATCGAGGTTGTGTTCAGGTCAGCGTGACCGAGCATCGACTGGATGGTAATCAAGTCCACCTTTTTTGAGAGCAGGTACGTCGCCACAATATGGCGGAAGTCGTGAACCCTCAGATCAGGATCAACTCCAGCCCTGTCTTTGATCACACCCCAGACACCCGACCACTGTTCTGTCGACCGCCTCCCACGCTCAATGCTCCACGGTTGGCCATATGAGTTCCGAAAGATACGCCCTTCCCTCTTGTTTTCCGGTGTCTTGTTTAATTCGGCCACAACAGCTGGGTGCAACATAGACATGCGATGTTTCTCAACCTTGCCCTTCCCTTTCTTTGACATCAGTGTGATTGAGTGCTGGCCATTCACACACTTCAACTGATCCCATGTCAACTCCATAGCCTCGACCCCTCTGGCCCCAGTGTAAGCATAGAAAGTCAGCAGCGGCTTCATGTAAGCGTACTTACCCACACATACACCAAGCACAGCCTGCAAATCGGCAAACGTGCTATCCACCACACGCTTTGGCGCTTCGGCAGGCTTCACAATCTTTGGGCGGGAAAGTATATGTTCATTCTCCACCCCCCAATTCATGATGGCTTGCATCATGCCGAGGTCACGCCTGATCCCGCTCAGTGAATTCAAGGCACCCTCCTTGTCGTAATGCTTGGCCTTCACATAGTCCTGCACATCCTTGGCCGTCATCCTGTCCACGATGGCGTCCCCGATGTATTCTCTCTGCCGCCTGATGTATCCCTTTGTTCCATGCGACACCCCCTCGGGCCTCGTCATGTACTCATCACACAGCTGGCCATAGGTCAGACCCTTCGGCCCTATCTGCAACTTACCACCCGTAAACAACTCATACTCAATCTTCGCCCTAGCGGCATGGGCCTCGTTAATGTCAGCCCTCACACCCACACCAGTACTCTTCCTCACCCGCTGGCCATGTATCATGCCAGCCACGGCCCACACCCCATCTCGCGGGACAAGGTGAAGTCCCTCGTCTTCGGGTTTCGTCTTTGCTCTAGCCATCAGTCAGTCTCCTTCATGCCAAAAATCAATTTCCTCTTGCAAGGCAGCGGTCGCCTTCACAGCCCTGTGCCCCTCATATGTCGCACACCAATCCTCGGCGTCCTCGACATTCTCGAAGACCCATCCTTCACTCAGATCGTGGACTAAAATCTCACACCAGAAATCAAATTCCGCCTGTTCGCTGTATTTGACAATTTCAGGATAGTCGCCACTATTGTCGTCAGTCAGGACAAGTAGTGGCCAGCCAATTTTTGCGGCTGCATCCTTGATTTCACGATAATACAGATCGGAAAAACTGTAATTACTTTCAAAGTCTTCAGCGTTTCTGATCTCTTTGGCGTCATAGCCTGTCGTCGCATTGTCTCCAGCGACAGACGAAATGAATTTCGTCCTATCGGCTGCACTCCAAGCAACGGGTGGTCGCTGGTGTGGTATCTCAATTACGAATATCATCTCAGTACTCCAATTCCATAAATTTCCATAAATTCTTGACGGCCCATCACTCACCTCGTTTTCCTGTAAAGCTCTGGCCGCTTCTTGCGGTCAGCCATCTTCCACGTCACGTCCCAATCCTTCGGTATCGTCGCTACACTTTCATATGCAGCGTCCGTCATGTCCTTCATGGTCGGACTGACCACATAGACAATGTCGTGACGATCATGCAGATCGAACTTCCGCAAAACGCTGGCCACAAAAACCTTGGCCGTGCCTTCGGCAATGCCGAACCGCTCGGCAACTTCCCTTGTCTTGGCCCCACGCAACAGCATCTGCATGGTGCCGTGCATCTTGGGCGTCATGCTCACGAACGCCTTTAATATTGTGGGACTTGGCTCATTCGGGTCAGGCTCAGACGCAGGTTGCCCCGCACCCCTCAACACCATCTCCTGCAACATCTCATTCTTTGCCTTCAGCACCAACACCTCTTCGCGTAGTGCTTCGATAATTCTATCTTGCTCCCTAGACACATCAAATTCCTTCCTAGATTTGTTTCATATTGATAACACCTTTCAACTAGATTAGTTAGTTCTCTTTTTCGAACTATCAATACCACACTTGCAAACCATAATAATTCAACTACATTAACCCCTGACGAACCTCACGCTCATGTGTTTGGTTTTGTCTTTGCTCGAGCCACCCGGTGACGGTAGCGATTGCACCCCGCCGGGTGGTTCACAGCAACTCACCCCTTCCTCTTACTCTCTGCATCAAGTTTCTGCTGAACCTTCGCCCTTGTGCGCTTGATCAGCTTCTCACGCCACGCCTCATTCTCCAGCGCCCAAGACACACCAAGCACCATCAGACTAACGTCACTCGTGAGGTCATTAATCATCAGGTGCTTGGCTTCATCCTCGGCCCTCAAGACAAGCACGGCATCACCGTGGTTCACTGTGAACTTGTCGTCGCTCACGGCGTCCCTCCATTCTCTTTGCACCATGCCTCGTAGTCAGCCAGCATGTACGTCACTGGCTCTTCGATCAGGTTGTAGTCTGCGACGTCATTGTCCCAAGCCTCACCTGTCATCACCAGTTTCGTGACCGTGCCCTTGCTCTTCGGACACCAAGCCAGCTCGTCCCGATAGACCAGCCACCAGTCACTAGACGACATGATCTTCTGGTGACCACCGTTACCACTGCCATTGGCGGCACCAGTATGAACTTCCCATCGCCACTTTGGCTTGAAGGCGTCACCCCTCACCAGAAAGTCAGGGATGTTTGCCTCAACAGGCATCGACACCTTCACCGGCCCCGGTGTCTTGTCCTTCATCGAGGGTGGCAGCGTGTCGTTCAAGACAAGGTTGTCCTTGTCCTTCACGAACTCACTCAGGCTCTCGGTGAACCGGCCACCCATGCCCTTGGGTGCTACCGTCGCCTTGCCATTGATCTCGCTGGCCCGTATGACCAACTCTATACGCATCTCGCCCAAGACCTCAGTCTCGAACACGACCACACCATCCGGGTCCATCAACATGAACCGGCCACCATCCTTCATCAGCCCCCACTGGCCCTCCGGCACACCACTAAAGGTGTGACGAAAGTCGCCAACGGCGCAGGCCAAGTCATCCAGATCGGGATTAATCTTGGTGATGCTCTTCACCCATGTCTTGCGAGCCTTTCTGTCCACCCAGTCCTTGGGCTTGGGCTTACTCGTGAACAGTGTGTCTTGACCAGCGCTGGTGTTGGCACGCCTCTTCGGCGAAGAGACTACCAGTGGGGCAGCCTCCTTTTTCTTCGAACTCGAACCAAGCACGTTCTTCAGCATGCTTTTCGCAATTGCTTCGTTTTGTTTTTGCTCGTTCATATCAGGCCTCCATGACCATGTTATATTCAAGGGTTGAAAACTCTTCCAACAACGCCAACGCTCCAGTGCTGGCAGGACAACCTGCTCCTGCCCTCTCTCCAACCAGCAACCACGCATCAAGATCACTCTTCAACTCTCCTCGACCACTTGCCACCAAATACAGTGGGTGATCGGCTTTACCATTAATTGCAAGGAGCCAACCGCTCGCCTCGGCCATCGCTCCATGCTCATTGCGCCAGTTCTCCAGCGCACCACACAACTCTACGTTCATAACTCACGCACTCCTTTTCAGGTTGTTGTTTGTAACCTTCAGCAGATCGCCATTGTCTATGACGAACCGCTCACCCAAGAGCAGCTTGCTCAACTGATCCATCACTGTCTTGGGTAGCTCTTTGATGTCCGAAAGCACGACGTACTTCGGATAGAACCTCTTAACCGCACTACTATTGATACCAATACCAACCAGCGAACCACCCTCACGACCTATGTACGCAACGGTGTCTCGCAGGTGTGTGTGCTCTTGACCCGGAAAGTCCGTGAAGAAAGCAGGGTACCCGTCACTCAGCACGAGGATGACCTTCCTCTGCTCTGGCCTCACAGCCAGACGTTCCCACGCCCACCGAACACTCTCACCATCACAGTTACAGCCACTGGCCATGCTGTGCATGTTCCCGATAGCTGTCTTGCACACCTGCAATCGCTCATTGAACTCCTTGTATTCAATGTGATGCAGACCCTCCCAACGCGAGTACTTGTGGGACTTGTCATGGTCAAGGACAAGTGACCCATCCTTCATCAAGGGCTGCCCATCCGTGTCGAACCGCATGCCCTGCCTCGCACCCAGCACCGCCCTCCTCAGCGCCTTGGTATGAGGATTGGCCCCATAAAAGAAACCCAACACCTCGAAGGGAATACCTGCGGCATCCAAGACACGGCTCAGTGCAATGGTTGCCTTCTGTGCAAGCGCAAGCTCAGGCCCTGACATTGAGCCGCTGTGATCAATCAACAACGTCACCGCCGTATTAATCTCCTCAGCATCCTCTCTGTCTTGCCAGACATACGGGTAACCCTGATAAGCCTGAACCAAGTTGCCCGTATCAATGCGACGGCCACTCTCTTCACCTCGTGACCAGCTGCGCTGTTGCTTGGCCATCAAGGCACGGCGAAACTTCTGGCTCATCACGTTGATCGCACCCTTCATGTTGCGCTCGATCTTCGCGTAATTATTTTTGCCAAAGCCACGGTGACCGTCATTCATCAGCCCTTCGTAGACACTCTGGTTCCAAAGCTCACCGTCATACATCTTCCTTGGTTCAATGACGGCCTTTCCGTCGTCACCCCACCCGATGTTATACGCAGGGATCATGCGACCCTCGTCCTTTTTCGTATGAACGAAGTCGAAGTCGGTTGAGAACGGAACGTACTTGTCCTCGGTCGCTGTCGCGTCCTTCTCGGACACACTCTCAACGGCCTTGGCCAAGTCAGTCGAGAATGGGATCGGTTTGGCATCGTCAGTCGCACCATGCCCCTTGACTTTGACTTTGACTTTGACTTCACCCTCGTCATCACCCTCGGGTGCCGGTGTCTGGCCTTCGCCTTCACCGTCTCGCGGCTGGACCTCTACCTCTTCGTCACCCTTCGGGCCATCAGTGCATGGGCCTCCCGGCAGCCACGACGTCGGCGGCAGCGGTGGCGTCCCACTCTCCTTCTCGATTTCGTCCACCACATGTCTGGCCATATCAGCAACGTCCTTGCTGCCAGCCTTACCATCACGAGCGCCCTCGATCAGATCGCAAATCTTTGCGGCCTTCTCTCGTATCCCCGCTGGCACCTTGCTCAACAGTTCCTCGTTGGTGTCACTCATGCCCTGTCTGCGACGTCCTTCCCAAGTCACGGCCACTGGCGTCATCACCTTGGGATCGGTCAGGTCTAAGTTGCCATCCTCAATCTCCTGAAGTGTCAGCTTGTTGACCTCTTCGCAGGTCGACATCAGGTCATCCTTCGAACCGGGATACTCGTCGAACATTTGCGGCTCGATACGCATGTCTTCCATGGCATTGACCATCTCTGTGTAGAGAGGGTTGTCGTCATTCATGGCCTCGATGATCACATCCATGTCGCCATAGCGGTGGTGTGCAACCTCGTGATTGACGTACCCGCCCTGTACTTCTTGGGCATGTACGCTCATCTTCTCGGACGGATCACCACCCGGAACGTGGATGGTGTCCTTCGTGGTGTACGCACCGCTGCCAGCAGCAACGACTTGCACACCGTCCTCTCCAATCGTCTTGGCGACTGATGCGTTAGCATCATTGAAGTCGCCTCGCTTCGTGTTTGCCTGCCTCATGTTTGGTTTCCTCTTTGCTCGTTCAGTTTTGCTCGTTCAGTTTCAACTTCACTTCACTCTGGACCAGACACGCTTGGCCAACTCGTTGACCGCCTGCCTGTCTTGAGAGTTACACTTGTTCAACAACACAACTTCGAGGGCGTTGTCCTTCGCAAACTTTGCGTCGCCCGTCATCTTCAGGAAGGCTGCGTGCTTCTTGACCATGGCCTGTGTGCCACGAGGCGAGATGGTTGTGCCAATCTCACCACGCTCGAAGCCCTTCCTCACCTCGGCTGCCAGATCGGCCACACCCTTGATGAAGTCCTTGTCTCCGTGCGGCACACGCTTCTTCAGCACACCTTCTTCAGCACCCGGCTTCATGTACTCGATCTTCACGACCTCGCTGAAGCGATCCATGAAAGCAATCGACTGCACCTTGGCCCCCTGATAGAAGCCCGTCTCGTCACCAGTCCCGTTGGTATTATCGGTCGCTGCCATACGGAACCAGCCAGCTGGCGCGATGTGTCGGCCACCGTCCTCGTTGATCACGAGGCCGTTGCCCTCCAGTACCCGCTGAAAAACGTAGGCTGTGTTCGGATGGATGAATGACACCTCGTCACAACACAGGATCGCGCCCATCTCCATGGCCTGCGGCACCACACCATTGATGAACTCAGACACAGTCACCGGAGTACCATTGACCTCGACACTCTTGAGGGTTTCACGACCCAACAGATCGAGGCGTGTAATCCCATCATCGAAGTTGATGCGGAAGAACGGCCAGTTCAGCGAGGCCCCAATCCACTCAATCAGTGTTGTCTTGCCAGACCCCGTGTGTCCCGTCAGCCACGGCACACCACCGTCAACCAGTGAGTGCAGCACGTTGGCCAGCACCTTGATGTCAGGCACATAGTCAAGGTCCAGTGACGGAACAAACGGATGCGTGCCATCCCATGCAAACACCGGAACATCGAAGTCCAGATACATCTTGGCCTTCCCCGTCACCAGCTTGCCCTTGATCTTGATCACATCGTGGGCCTTCACCATGGTCGCGCTGACCAGCGCTGGCAGCTTGCCACCAGACACAGGTGCAATGGCTGCCTTGGAAGTGCTGTTAGCCAGACGATCCATCAGGTCGGTGACGCTTGTCTTGAGTTCGTCACGTTCCTGCTCCACCGTGTTAATGGCAGCGGCCAGCGTGCCGATGTCCATCTCATAACCGAGTGACTGGAGCATGGTGTTCAGGACGTTCTTGTGTTCGTCCTTGATTTCGGGAACCGCAGACACAACAACTGGCGCTTCGGCCTCGTCCTTCCCGAACACAGCGTCAAGGCCGACCATGAAGACGTCCTTCAACCCTCCGTCCGCTAGTACCCTAAATTCGTAGTCCACCTCGTCACCACCGCTGACCCTCGCATCAACCAGCTTGCGGGTCAGGTCGACAACACGGTCGGTCACACCAATCTTAGTCATTGCGTCGAGTGCCATACCGCTGGCTTCCTCGACGGTGATCAGGTCATCTTTAATCATGATCTCCCTGACCATGGCGTCGTGTATGTAGGTAGCGTGACCAGCCTCCATGGTGTTGGCAGTTGCGAGTGTCTTGGGATCAATGTCGTTTGTGTTCATGGCTGCTCTTTTCTTGGTGTTGGTTGCAGTTGTGATTTCAGGGGCGCTGGGGGAAGTAGGAACGGCAGGAGTAACGGAAAGGCCTTTGAGTACGAGGTTGGCAACGGCAATCATGTATGCCTTGCTGGCGAGGCATACGGGTTCGCCGAACGAGTAGCCTGTCTTGGACTTGTCGTTCTCCACGCCGTTGGTGGCGGGGGCTTTGATTGCCTCATAGACTTGGTCCCAATTGATAGACACGGCGCACATTTGATGTGTGCTCACGGGCTTGGAATAGGCCTTGGTCAGTGCATTGCTTTCTTCCTCAGACAAGGCCACCCCACCAAAGGCGAGGCCAGCCAGCACCTGCCAAGGCAGGCTGTCACGGACACGAGGGTAGAGCGTGGCGTTCAGGTTGATCTGATCGGCTTCCAACCCACAAAGTGGGCTGTCCTTGGCAGCTTGGTAGCAGTGGTTTCCATCGAAGTTGTGTTGGGCGACGTCGTTCACGCAGGCTCTCAGCTGCTTGCGCTGCTCAGATGCAGGTGTTGCCAGTACCGCTTGGCATATGGTTGCAAGTGTTGTTGTCATTGAGCGTTCCTCCATGTTTGCTCATAAAAAAGGCCCGACACAGGTCGAGCCTCAGAGAAGGTCAACCCCTTTTTGGGCTGGCTCCTCGACTTAAATTCCCTTGTCCTTTGGACCGCGCCCACATAGCGTCGCAAGAGAGATAAGCTGTTCCCTTTTGCGAACACTATATATCATGGACACATCGGTCAAGGGGTAATCTTTCATCCGTGATTAATCACGGCTAGCAAGATCATCAAACAGACCCATAACATTGGCGTCACTGGATTACTCCATTCACCTTGCCCTTGTAGTTGGGCGCACCCTCTTTAATGCGCTGGATGTGTGGCGCTAGTGTCTCGTCGAGCGTGCCCTTGTCTACGTGGTCCGCATACTCTTCACGAAACTCACGACAGACCTGCGCCCTCTCGTTGATGAACTCGTATCTGTTCATGCGGGGATCAGGTTTCTCTGTACCCAAGTCACCAAGGTTCTGCGGCAACACACCACCGCTGGCCTTGTGAACGAGGCGTGCCCTGATGTCTCCGTAGATGGAGACGAAGGCCTGACACTCGACGACATAGGGGTCTTCCTCACCAATGAGGATGTCCCGTGTCCCGAGGGTAGGAGCCTCGAGCATGTGCTTGGTGTAGGCTTCTTCGTCCCACTCTTCGAGCGTGTCCCATACAGGATTGTTCATCAGAAGTTCCCTTCTGCTACCTGAGCACAACGGATACCGTTGCGACGCCACATGTCTACGACCTGTTGCCTGTCGTCGAACGCCAAGACAGGCTCGTGCCCGGTGTCATGGAGGTGCTGGAGTATGTCCTCCTTCACCTCGAAGTCGGGTCGGTAGTCTTCGTCGTCACGCATGAACAGGAAGTCATCGTTGATTTCATAGTGTACGTTCTCGGACAGCCAGCGCAGCGTGTCGTGTCTGACGTTCACCAGTTCAGCACCGCCAACGGCCTTCACCTGCTTGTTCATGCGCCCAGACAGGAACAAAACCTTTGGCTCGGTGGCTGGATATTCTGCGTGCTTGTCGAACATCCATGATGCCAGTTCGCATATCTCGTCGATGCGTGTGTCTGAGATGACGCTGCCGTGGAAGGCGTCCCAATCGGGCTTGAAGCCGATGTCCTTGGCAGCCACCCACTGCTTGCCCGATGTGTTTGTTCGGACCTGCCTTCCCCGTGTGGACTTGCAGACCTCAACGATCATGTGTTCGTGGCCCCGGTCATCCATCATGGTCTTCCCCACCACTGGCCGTATGTAGTGCAAGCGGTGGGTCAGGTCGGCGAGTGTGCCGTCGATGTCAAAGATAACTGTTTTCATGCTGCAATCCTTTCTGGATCGTGTGCTGACATCAGGTCAGACAGGTGAGTGATGCGCTCGATCATGCTGGTGGCATACGCGGCCTTGTTCTCGGGTGACCGTGATGTCTTGCCTTCGAGGCTCTCAAGTTTGTTCAACATGTGGCCTTGCTCACGCTTCCACGCTTGGCACGCCGCCTCTTCCATGCTGTCGAAGTCGTTACCCATGATGCGGCATGTCTCGTGAACGCCCAACACACTACGGATCAAGTTGATGTGCCGTCGCGTTGTCGAGCTATACCCCTTCGTGTTCACGACGGGCAGCCCACCAACGAACCAGCACAGCGGGTAGTGTGTGCCGTAGCTGAGGAGGACGTAGTTTTTCTTGTAGTAGTCCACAAACAACGTGCCCTTCCCGTTCTTGATGTACTCATAGTTGGCCCTTAAGACCTTTTTGTTGGCGAAGCGGAGGCAAACTTCCCTGTTTGTCATGCTCATGTCTTTGCTCCTATTCTGCTGCGACGAGGCGGGTGGGGAAGCGTGAGACAGGCCTGTCCCGAAACATGATGGCCCTCTTGAGGCTGTATTCAGCCGACTTGCGAAGCCAGACGGTATTCATGATGCGCTCCTCAGTCGTACTCATGTTCCTGAGCGTGGCTTGAATGTTGATTTTGCCATTCTTGTCGAGGGTGATCCGGCGATCGTCCCGTGGCGTGACAGCCTTCGGTGTCTGGCGTTGTGTCTTGGCTCGACGTTCGACGGGAGGCTTTGCGACCTTCACGTTCTCACTGTCGATGTGAAAGTCTTGGCTCTCCTCTGCGACAAGCGAGAGGGCGGTCATAACCTCGCAAAAGGACTGGCTTGAGGTGAAGGTGATGGTGTATTTTTTGGTGTTCTTCATGGTGTCTTTGCTCCTTAGTAGTTCAGCCACACAGCGGCGGCCATTGAGGCATAGGTCACGACCAACATTGCGATGGCCGCGATCATGCCGTGAACCATGTCCGACTTGTGCCGGAGCATGGTGAGTAGTGATTGCCAGAGGGTCATTCGTTACATGTAATCGGTGATACTGAGGTCGCCCCATGGCATGTCGAGCAAGTCGAGGCTGTCGTAGTGTGCTTCCTCGGCTGGCGTGAAGTCGGGTTCGCTTGAGAAGTAAGCGTCAACATCAAGGATTTGGGTGAGGCCGGGACCAGCGTCCTTTGCGTGCCCGTTCTTGATGGCTGTGCGTGTCTGGCCCTCACTCAACAGGCGGAAGCTCTCGAGTGTGGTGTCACTGTGCTTCTTGACTGCGGCTTCAGCTGTCGCACGGTCGCACTTCTGCCATGCCATCGTGGCTTTCACGCAGGCCTCGTCGTGGGCCTTGTTGAACGCGGTGTTTACTGCTGGTTGCATCTTTGCTCTCCTGTTTCAGGGTTTCAGGTCGTCGGGTAATCCCACGCCCTCGTAGTAGTGGTCGCCTTCTTCCATCGCCTTGTGTTCGTAGTTGACGGCGATGCGGTAGTAGTGATGCGCCTTCTCGACGGTGACGCATGAGGGGCAGATCAGGTCTGCGTTGAAGCGTGACTTCTCACGGCTGTTTGTTGGTGCCGTACACCTGTCACACCTCACAGCTGGCCCTCCAGTTCACGGACCTGCTGCTCGAAGTCGAGTGCGGCACGGTATTCACTGACGGTCAGCCCGTCTGGCCTCCACGAGCGTGTCTTGCGAGGGTTGCCGCATAACTGACATGAGCACCATGTGTAGGTGTCACCACGCGCTGCGATCTCGTCGTCTGTCGGATCGGACAGCAGGTTCTGCTTCATAAGGCTGGCCGCACGATCCCTCATGCGGAACTTGTGATGGCGTCGCAGAGCGAGGCCGATTACACGGGGCAGTCTCATGTGTGTTCCTCCATGTCCTTTGCCAGTAAACCTGCTGCAATCACATCTTCGATATGCTGATCCATGTTGATGTTGAACCTGCGGTGGATGATGCGATGGATTTCAGTGCATTGATCCTCGCTGATCGTGTGACCAAGCACCTGTTCAATGTCACCGTGGTTCTCGGCACCAAGTGGTGCCTGCGTGTCTTCGCTCATGTGTTGTCTCCCTCATACTCATCATTCTCGAAGCAACGCAGTTGATCGTTGGCACCACAGCCGAGGCATTGAGCAGTCGACTTGCGGTCGTACTCGATGTCGTCGGTGGATGGTTTGCTATCCTCATCGTTGGATTTGAGCCAGATGGTTGCCTCGTGGATGATGTCGGTGCTGCCACACTCGCATTTGTATTCTGGCGTACTCATGCTGGCCCCCTCTGCCTTATTGCTCGTAGCGAGTAGGTCTGTCTTGTGAACTAATCCGCCGCAGTGAGGGCACTGACCGAAGGGCACGAGTTCGCCGGGTCCGACACGCGAATAGAAATTGTAGATGCTATCGAGTTCGGATCGGTCGTTGGTCGTGGCCCCGCAGTCGTCACAGTGATAACTGTCTTCGCTCATATCGTTTCTCCCTCAGTATGAGGCTTCAGTTCGGCGTACTTGTCGGAGAACTGCGCTTGTGCAGCGACATAGATGTCGTCGATTGATACGCAGACAACCTCGCCCGTGTGGTCGATTGCCTCGGCCCAACCAGTGACGTAGCGTGCCTTCTCGTGTCCCGCCTCCATGTAGACAAGGACTTCACCTTCAACGAGGTGTTCGGCTACCCCATCCATGACGTAGACAAGGTCGTCGTCGTCGTTATACATGTGGGGCTGGTCGCCATATTCGGTGTCGTTGTACCAGCCATGTCGCGTAACACCCTCGCTATCGGTGTGTTCGAAGTGTGTTGCGCCGTCGAATTGATAGAGGAACGCCTTGAACTTGTCGGCGTCCTTCACTTGGACGTGATTGCTACGTCCCATACCTGTCCAATTAGCCATATCGTTTCTCCCATAGTTGTTTCCATCGACCAGCTTCCTTCGGCTGGCCAAGCTAGTTTTCCTTGTCCTTTGGACCGCACAGGCTATGTGTCGCGTATCGTCACGTCGCGAATAAAGAGTGGGATGAGGCCAAACAGGAACCAGCCCTGCCTGATGCCGTGGTTCCTGTCTTGGCTCTCTCGATGATTGCCCGGAAGCCAGTGAGGTCGTAGTTGCGTGTGTCACAGGCTTCGATAACGATGTCGAAGTAGACCAGCGCTTGCAACGCAGCCAGTAGCTCAAGGCCCGTCTCGTGAGTGATGAGGGGCACGAGGTTGTTGAGTTCGTAGAGTTCGATGGGTGTGTGGGGTGAGAAGTTCCGTTTGACCTCGGCATACAATGTGTCGCCCACGACCTTCCTGTAGGTGACGGTCCCTGTGAGGGTGTCGCGGTTGAAGTTGAGGGTGATGTCATCGAGGGTGTTGCCCCTCTCTCGGTCGAAATAGTATTCAGGGGTATCATCGCCGCTGTCGCAACCATCAAACCCCTGACTGAGCAGGAAGGCGATGTGCTCGTACTGTTTGTCGCTGATGTCGCTGCAACGATCTCGTGTTAACTGGCTCATATCGTTTCTCCCATAGTTGTTTCCATCGACCAGCTTCCTTCGGCTGGCCAAGCTAGTTTTCCTTGTCCTTTGGACCGCACAGGCTGCGCTCAATGCCCGTAGTTACAGCCAACGATCCACTTCTCTCCGTTGCTGATGATTATGTGTGACTGAAAGACACCGCAGCAGTCGTTGGCCGCACTGTGGTCGAACATGGTCTGGTACAAGCGGTCGCTGTACCTGTAAGCACGCAGGCTGCTGACGCAATCGAGGTCGTTGCGTGCTATCTCGATGCGGAGTTCTTCCCACACTTCCTGCGGTACATTTGCGAAGAACGGCAGATCGTGGCCGCATGTCTCGCAGACGATGTAACCCTCAACGAAGTCTTGGTAGCACGAGGGGCACGACGCAGTGATCTGCCCTGCTACCTCTGCTGGCACGTTGAGTTGCTCGAAAGCCTTGTCCATGTCACGGCCAAAGATGTAGCCAGCCATGTTCTTCAAGAGTGCTCCCGGCACATACGCCAGAGGAACTGTGTAGTCAGGCGATCCACCTGCCTCGGTGCCAGACCTGTCTATGTCTGTGATGATGGCGTTCCAACCACCATCCTTCTCGTAACGTATCGCGGTGATGCACTGGTCTTGGTCGGTGAGCAACTCGTCTGCCATGAGGCAGTGTTCGAGTTGCTTGATCGTGCTCTTGAGCATGGCACGAGTGAACCTGTCGAGTTTCATGTCTTGTCTCCCTTGCGTGTGTATGATCCCTTGCCCTTGCGGGCCTTCACCTTGCGCTGCCTGTATATCGGCAGGGACAAGGCTCGTGCGGCTGCGCTACGCCGCCTCGCGTTTGCGCTCTTCGATTTCTTCATCGAGGATGTCCGATGCCATATCTATGAGGTCGGGATCGCGCTCTCCCATAGCCGCCAGAATTGAGGTGCACATGTCGTATCTGACCGCATAACCCTCGGCCACACGGGGCAGATCGACAGCCATAATCCCGATGCTGAACCAACCGAGGTACAGGTGCAGAACGGGTGGCCCTGCGACGATGCCGAGTTTGAAGTGATGGAGTGTGATGAAAAACGTCATGTCTTTGCTCCTTGAGTAAACCTGCTCACAGGATCGAGTAAACCTGCTCGCTTGTTGGGTTAGTGTGTGTTCGTAAAAGGGTACAACACGAGTACTAAAATATCAAGCACGACGCAAATGGCTCACGCCACGGGGCCAAAGCCCGTGACGTAAGCGCGCATTGCAGAGGCCTGCTCGACACGGGCGGCAGCCCGTGCCTCACTGGCCTCGTGGATGAGATCAAGGACTTCCGCCTTGGCCTCACGACGCGAGGTGCGGTGTGCTGCTGCGCGTATCCACGCAGACGACACACTGGCCCCTTGACGTCCGTGTCGGCACCATTTGGCGTCGAGCACGAACATGTTTGCTTCGGATTGTTTCATGTGATCTCCTGTGATTGTGGGTTGGTGTGGGACGGTGAAACCAGCCCCCGCAGGGGCTGGAAACAGCGGCTCACGAGTATCTGAGCAGTCTGACGAGCTTGCTGGCCCGATAGGCACGAACACTGGCGTCACGAGCAAGCTCCCGTGCTACGCTCTCGCCGAACATGTCCTTGGCGTCGTCCGACAGGTAGAAAAACAGATCGGCTTTCAGGGCCTTGTGGATGTCCACGGCCTCGTCGAGGTCCGTGACGCGCTTGCCAGCCATTACGCGGCCTCCCGTGTCTTGAGCACGCGGCCCTTGCTGCGGAAACGCATGAAGCCAACGTATCTAGCCTCACGCTCGGCATCCACGCGCTCCTGCTTGTCGCGGCTATCGTCAACGACGTGTTCACGGACGGGTGTGTAGTACGGGTGTCTGCGATATTCTTGCATCGGGTTTCTCCGTCTTTGCTCGAAAAAAAGGGCCGCCCCGAAGGGCAGCCCGTGTGTAGTGCAGGTGAGTGTGATTACTCGACGAGCAGGAGCGTGATTGCCTCCTTCTGCGCCTTCGTCAGACCCACGGTGGCGATTGCACGCTCGATCGGGGTTTTCAGGTTGGAGCCTTTGGCTTTCGCCTTGGCCTTCTTCGGGGCCTTCACCAGTTTGGCAGCGGCCTTGGCCTTCGCAGACGCCTTTGCACCCGGCTGTGTAGCGAGATCGCCCTTCTTCGCGGGGCGACTGTCGTCCTTCGGGTAGACCTCATCCGTGAGGGAAACTTCGTTAAAGGCCAAGGCAGTGACGATCCGGGTTTTGCCCTTGTATGTGACCGCGAAACGTCCGTCCGTGTGAACACGCAGAGGGCGAAGGTGCTTGCCGCCTTTGGCGTCGAACGCGATTACCTGTGTGCTTGTGAGTGTGTTTGTCATAACGTGTGCCCCTCCTACGGGCTTGGTTTGGGCCGAACCGTTGTGGCATCGGCCTCGCATTAATTTCCCTTGTCCTTCGGACTGTGTGTGCGTGTGTTACGCGGAGTGAAGCGAAGCGTGAGCGAGAACCGAAGGTTCTTCGGATTTCCATTCGATGTTGAGAACGCCGTAGGGCATTTCGAGGAAAACTCCAACGGTTTCACCGTCGTCGCTGGTGTAGTCGTAGACGTCCTTTGGCGTGAAAAATAATTTGGCCTTCGCGATGGTAATATTCGCGCTGACACCCGCGACATCGAGCGCGGATTTTCCTTCGCGGTAGTCAGCGAAGCTGAATTCGGGTGAGAGTGTGACAAGCATGAGAACCTCCATAGAACTGGTCGAACCGGAGTGGCTCGACTTCCGCCGTACATTCCCTTGTCCTTTGGACCGTGGTGCGGACGACCACACATGCGATCACAGGCATAACTCGTCCCATGACAAAACAGATCACAGCAGGAGCAACCCCCTTTGGGGTTTTGAGTGCCGACCAACTTGCCGCCCTTCGGGGCAGGATTGGCGAGGAGGTTGTGGGCCTGATCGACACGATGGTGGAGGTCGCGCACGGTAGACAGACCGCAACGCCGTCACAGGTGCAGGTCATACGCATGATGCTCGCCCGCGTTATGCCTGAAGCCCCTTCGGCCAGCTACAACGAGACGGTCCACATCCATTCGGATGTTAGAAAACTCTCGAAAAACGACCTTGCCGCTATAGCGGCCCGAGATGTCTCCCCTAGTGAGGGAACAAGCCCCCCTCCAGAAACCGCAGAAAACAGCCATTCCGAGGTAGCGAAGGCCGGAGCCTGTGCCGAAAACGTGTCGGAAACCCCTGCATAATGCGGCGCGTTTCCGTGCGTTTTCGCGCCGCGCACACACACGCCGCGCACACACACGCCTGTGTAGGCGAGGGGGGGCTAGGGGCCATCCCGCCGACGCGCCCGCCGCGTGATCGCCACCTCCCCGACGCCCGTTCAGTAGCGAGCAATTTTTGAAACCTTGAAGGTAAACCAATGACCGTCACATCCCGCGAAGCAGAGCGCATCAAGTCAAAAGCCACCCCCCGCGAACTGGCCTCGGCCATCGGTGCCCTCGACCTCACCAATATGACCGCAGAGCAGCGCAAGGGGGCCATAGCAGAGCGTCTGGCCCAAGTCATGCTGGCGACTACCACAGACCCCGTAGAGCGCTCTAAGGCCCATTTTCAGGCCGCCAGCGCCACGCACAACCAGCGCAATAAAGCTCTCTCCTCATCTCTCATCGTCTAATGAAACCCATTACACCCCAAGATGCCGCCAAACATCTTCTTTCACTACGCGCCGCAGAGGAGAGTTTCCTCGGCTATGTGAAGCTGATGCACCCGGAATTTGACCTCCAGCCCTTCCATCTCGAACTCATCGAGGCTCTCGACCAACTCGAGAAGGGCCAGCTGCTGCACCCAGACACCGGCAAAGCCATCACCCGCCTGCTCATCAACTGGCCCCCAAGACACGGCAAGTCACAAATCGCCACCCAACTCTTCCCTGCCTACTACATGGGCCGCAACGCCCGTCGCACGGTCCTCTCAACCTCATACGGCTCAGACCTCGCCAAGCGCTTTGGCGACAAGGTCCGCGAGTACGTCCAGCGAACGGAACACACTCAATGCTTCGACGGCTTCGAACTACGCTCCGACACACGCGCCAAAGAGGACTGGGCCACTACAGAAGGCGGCTCATACTTTGGATGTGGTATTGGTGGTGGTACTACGGGGCGACCAGCAAACCTCTTGCTCATCGACGATCCCATCAAAAACCGCGCCGAAGCAGAGAGCGCCACAGTCCGCAACAAAGTCGGCGACTTCTACATTTCATCCCTCGAAAACCGCAAAGAACCCCTCCTAACAAACGGCGTAAACGAACCCCCAATAGAAGTAGTGATCCTGACCCGCTGGCATCCTGACGATCTTGGCGGTCGTATCCAGTCCACCGATGACTGGCTCGAGCATCGCTGGATGCACATCACCGCGCCAGCCATCAGGCGCAGCCGCACCAATGACCCGGCCAAGAAAATCGCCCGCAACACCCTGCCCACCTCTCACCCCATGTGGGTGCCGAACGGCGAACTCCAGATCATCGCCTCCACCAAGCGCTACATCTACCCCTCTGCCGAAACAGCTCTCTGGCCCGATCGCTTCTCCATCTCGGAACTCAAGCTCAAGGAGCGCCGCAACCCCCGCGAATTCGCTGCCCTCTACCAGCAGGAACCCTACATCAAGGGCGGTAACCTCATCAAAGCAACGTGGTGGCAATACGCCGACGACGACATCCAGCCCCAAGACGAGGACTTCTCCTCAATCATCATCACCGCCGACACCTCCTTCAAGGCTGCCGACGACAACGACCCCTCTGTCTTGATGACCCTTGGCCTGCACAACAACGGCGACATCTACATCCTCGACATCACCACTGGCCGTTGGGAGTTCCCCGAACTCAAGCGACGCTCTGTCGCCGCAGCTGCCAAGTGGCGCGGCTTGGGCCTCAAGGGCTTCTACATCGAAGACAGGGCCAGCGGCCAATCCCTCATCCAAGAACTCAAACGCGAGAGCGGCATTCCCGTAATCCCCTACAAACTCCCCGGTGGCGACAAGTACGTTCGTGCAAAAGCCCAGACACCCATCATCGAGGGCGGTCGTGTCTTCCTGCCGCGCCAAGCCCAATGGCTCGACGCCTTCATCCAACAATCGATTGAATTCCCCTCTGGCACGCACGACGACATGATCGACGCCCTCACCATGGGCCTCGATGTCCTCTCTCGCATGGATACTCATGACACCGACCTCATCAACGGACCCCTATCAATGGGCCAGTCCCTGAACGCCATGTTCGGTGCCCAACAGGGCCAGTCACTCCGTGCCGCCTTCGAGGGCTTTAGGGTCGGCAGGCCGCTTGGTGGTTAATTAAAGGGACGACCGCCCCCCTCTCAACCCCTAAAAACCTAAGATGCACACGAACACATCATATCGCGCCTACCAGTCATCTGGCGTGGATAGCTCCGGCGTGATTGTCGATCTGTCCGAACACATCGAGGCCATCCTCAATTACGAAGACGTCTCAGGCCTCCTCTCTCTCGACCAAGAGGCCCGCATCGTCGATTTTGTTCGTGCCTGTCTCTCCATGTCCTACCAGACAATGAAGCGCCGCCACTCCCACTGGCAAGAAGCCGACCGCGCTCACGACGTCTATGTCCCGCCAGACACAACCAGCTTCGCCGAGAAGGCCGTCATCTCAGACACACGCGCCGTCGCAGACACAGTGCTCACATACCTCATGTCTGCCCTCACTGGCCGCAACCCCATGTTTATGCTCGAGGGCACTGACGCCAAGTCACGCCGCTCTGCCCACATCCTTGAGCGCGTCCTCCATCAGCAGACACGTCGTGGCGCAGGCGAAGCCAAGATCGCCCAACTCCTCCTCGACAGCGTCAAGTACGGTTTCGCTCCCACCAAAATAAACTGGGACGCAAAAAACAACACCAACCAAACCATCAACTTCGATCCACGCCGCGCCTTCCCCGATCCCCGCGTCAACTGGGGTGACTGGGAACAGATGCAGTTCTGCACTTTCGTTACCTTCAGCAGTTACGACGCCCTCCTCCGCACTGGCCTCTACCCCAAACTGAAACAGTTCCCCGGCCTGCGCCAAAAGCAAATGGGTGACGCCTCCGGTTGGGAAGCCCACCGCTTCATCAAGGAGGAAGGTCGCGGCCTCTCCATCAACCCCATCGACCAGACACGCACCGCCGCTACCTCTGGCTACTTCGCCCTAGAGCCAGCCCGTCCCGTAGACGAAATGTGGTTCCACCTCCAAGGCTACCAGATCGGCGTCCCTCAACTCGACGACATCTGGCTCCTTGCAGCCATCATCGACGAAAGCGTTTGCATCCGTCTGCAACTCAACCCTTACGGCAGACAAATCCCCTCTGTCTTCGGTGCCCTGCACAACGACCTGCACAAGACCCTCGGCCAATCACTCTACGACATCATCCTGCCGATGCACGACATCGCCACTTGGCTCCTGCGCTCCCGCGTAGACAACGTGCAGGCTGCCCTCAACAACCTCATCTTTGCCGATCCAACCCAAGTCAGCATCCCCGACCTCATGGATCGCAACGCCCACGGCATTGTCCGAACCATGCCCGGTGTCAAAGCCGGAGAAGGCTTCCATGTATCTCAAATCCCCGACGTCACTCGAGGCCACTGGAACGATATTGGCGCTCTCGGTGAACTCAAACAGCGCGTGGCCGCAGCCTCAGACAGCCAGCAGGGTATGCCCACCTCTGACGGCATTCGAACGGCTACTGAGATACAACGGCTTTCCGCCATGGGTGGCCAGCGTCTCGGCGTCCTCTCAAGAATAGTCTCCGCTCTCACCATCCGGCCCATGGTCCGCATGAAGGTCGCCAACATCCAAGACCATCTCTTCAACGGCTCCCTCCGCATTGTCGGCGACGACGTGCCCCCGGAACTGATGGCGATGGCCCAAGACAGCTACGTGGACTTCGGCACCAACGACCTCCAAGGCAACATCGAGTACCTCGTCATCGACGGCTCCCTGCCCACCGAACCAACCCGCTCACCCGAAACTTGGATGAGCATTCTCCAAGCCGGAAACCAAGCTGGCCTCGGTATGGAGCTAGACATGAAGCAGATCGCCCTCGAGGGCATCCGTTCCATGGGCGTGCCAGACATCGAGCGCTTCCGTATCAGCCCTCAACAGATGGCCGAAGGCCCCTCACCCTCCCAACAACTCCAGATCATGGAGAAGATGCGAGGCGCTTCCGTAAAGCCCAACGAGCAGGTCCAGCAGGAAATCCAAAAAGGAAATCTCATTCCGGCTCAATAGGACGACCACCCCCAGCCAATAGTGGATATTGCCGCAATGAAAACCTCACAGGCCCTCTCTTCCTCCGTCGATCCCACAATCAGGGAGTACGTCGCCGCGCTTATCCGCGAAGCAGTCACGCCTCTCCAGCGCGAACTCGACGCCCTGCGTTTCTCCCTAGACATGAACACCTTGAGAAACAAGGAAGCCCAAGACACGGCAACAGCCCGCCTCAACTCAATCGAAATAAGACAGGCCGACAAAGACCGAGCCTTCGGCAAGCAGCGAGGCCCCAAATAATGGCACTCACACCAACACGCCCCAGTACAGAGCAGCTGCGCTTCACCTCTGCCAACACAGGCGATCAATCCCTAGACACGTACCTCGAAGCCGCCGAAATAGGCGGGCGCTCCCTCGCAGCCCTGCTCGGCGACATCTTCGACACATCTGGCCTACCCATCGGCTCTGCGCTCTACAACTGGGCTGGCTCTTGGCTCACCGCCACAGCATACGAAGTCGGCGATACCTTCTCTGACCCCGCCACCAACGATGTCTACGTCACCCTTATCGACCACACCTCAGACACGATCGGCAATGACGTCACCGCCGCCAACATCGTAAAGGTCGCGGACTTCTCCACAATCACAGCAGCAGCCGCTGCAAGCGCCTCGGCAGCCTCTACAAGTGCCACAGCAGCCGCTGCAAGCGCAGCAGCAGCCCTTGTGAGTGAGAACGCAGCAGCAGCAGACCTTGTGCTGACAAATGCTGATGTTGTGCTGACAAATGCTGACGTTGCTCTGACCAATGCGGATGTTGTGCTTACGAATGCTGACGTTGTCTCCACGAACGCCGATGTTGTCAGCACGGCGCAGGCTGTAACGGATGCAGAGGCGGCACAGACAGCCGCAGAGGTAGCGTTAGACGCCTTTGATGATGATTACCTTGGCGCGAAGGCCAGCGACCCTACCGTCGACAACGACGGTGACGCACTGACAGACGGGGCGCTCTATTTTGATACCACGCTGAACATGATGAAGGTGTACGACCTCGGGACGACGACGTGGCTACAGATGCAGCCGACAGCCTCCGAGATGGCCGACATCGCCACTGTCGTAGCCGACGCATCTGACATCGGCACAGTCGCCGGTATCTCAGCAGACGTGACTACAGTCGCCGCAGCAGACACAGACGTCTCCACAGTGGCTGGTATCGACAGCGACGTCTCCACAGTGGCGGCTGTAGACACAGACGTGACGACGGTCGCAGGTATCTCTGCCAATGTAACAACGGTCGCAGGTATCTCTGCCAACGTAACGACAGTCGCAGGTATATCCGCTGATGTCACCACAGCCGCGACGAACGTCGCAGACATCACGAACTTCGCTGATGTCTATGTCGGGCCGTCAGCCTCGAACCCCACAACACGCACTGACACATCGGCGCTGCAAGACGGCGATCTTTATTTCAACACTGCGTCTAACCAGATGAAGGTTTACGGCAGTTCAGCTTGGAGTGCCGTGGCTCTGACAGAAGCATCTGTAGAAGACACAGCAGCAGAGCAAGCGGTGGCAATGGCAATCGCGCTAGGATAAGGACAGACGACAAATGGCAATTGCATTTAAGAACGCTCATGGTGAGGCTGCGGCATCATCTACAGTAGTTTACACAGCCCCGGCAGCTACCGAGAGTACAGTGTTTACTGTTGATCTGGCGAATATTGACGGGACTAACTCTGTCACGGCTTCTATAGAAGTTACTGATACTTCTGCGGGTACGACAAAGACAATTCTGGACGCACTAAGTATCCCGATCAACGATACATTTACCCTTAACGGCAAGATCGTGCTTGAGGCCACAGACACTTTGAGAATTTTCGCTGGTGCCACAGGGGATGTTGATTACCACTTGGCAATTATGGAGAAATCATAATGGCTTTCGCTTCTGGACCTGTAGTCACAGACACAGCGAGCCTTGCTGACAATGCGGTAACACCCGCCAAGATGTCGCAGACAGGTACGTCAGGTCAGGTGTTGACCAGCAACGGTACGTCTACTGATCCGTCTTATCAGACTGCTGCTGCGGCTGACCCCACAGCCTTCTCTGGCGTAATCGAAACGGATGCCACCTTCGTTGACGTTACTGAACCATTCGTCATGCCAGACGGTTCCGGTACGTTCATCGCCAGTATCAAGGACGCAGGAGCCGATACAACCGTCGAGCTTTGGAAAGTGGATTTGAGTTCAGTTGTGGGGGGCAGCGCGAGTGCCTCAATCACATTGACCGGAAAGGCAAGTCCTACATCGATTGCTCAGTCAATGGGCTATCTGATAATCGGGCATGAGGATGGTATTAGTATTTGCCATCCCTACGATACGGGGAGTTGGGCTGAAGCCACAACAGGCTGGCCCCGGTCTTTGTCTACCAGTACAACGCCAGCCTTGACTAACAATGATATTATAAATGTAACCGCCAAAGTTGTTCCCGGCGCAGCATCTGATCCACGAACAGGTGGTAAGATGCCTGTGTTTGGCGGTCAATATGGCACTGGTGCCGATACTGTGTTTATTGTGAAGTGGGATGGTAATGTTTACCATGATGCTTATGTAGTTCACACGCATTTGGGTATGCAGTTCTCGGATACTGGTAAGGTACTAAGTGCAATAACCACAGATTATGTTGTATCTTCTGACGCTGACGTTGCTTCAATTACGGCAGATGATTGGGCCAATGGTACATTAAATCCAGTATTGAGAGCTTCTGCTGGTACGGGTCTTTGCTTGGGCATTAACACTGGCTTCGTCATGGGTGCTGGCGGTCAGATGGCTGCTATGGACACAGACGGACTTACCTTATGCCTTAAAGAAAGCGGGTACGACACAAACACCAACGTCAATGCTATCGTCAACAGAACATATAATAGTGGATACACTGTCGGTAATGTGAGAGGCGCATGGCTTGCAAACTCCAAAACGGCTGATCGTAGCTGGAGCGCCAACACCCTCACAGAAAACGGCACAGTAACATCAGGCTCCGCAGACGGTGCGAGTGGTGAGTTGCTGGCTTATAGCGGGTTTAGTGACGCCACCAATTATCTCAGCCGCGCAACTGACACAGATTGGGATAGCATCGGTACAGGTTCCATCTACATGGCTGCTTGGGCTAAGAACTCAGGTATTTCCGCATCGGCCAATTATGTAATATCTATTGGCAATACGGGTCTTAGCCGCCGTTGCAGCATTATCATGGATAGTACAGGTGAGTGGGGAACAAGCATCATTGGTGCAACAACGTCTATACAGAACGCCAGTGGTACAATTCATGATGACGGTACATGGTGCTTTGTTGAGTTATGTAACCACAGCAGTACCAATCATGAGCTTAGGGTTAACGGTGTATCCGTAGATGTTATAACTACTGACACAGGATCATTGACAGCTTCAGGTGATATGGAGCTATCCATAGGTGCTATTGCCACAACAGGTGGTGCAGCCTTTGAAGCAGGGTCTATTGCTCTCGCTAGATTGGGTGTAACTGTACCTTCGGAGGCACAGTCTAGGGCAATCTACGAAGCTGAGAAAGGCATGTTCGCTACTGGCGCAAAGGTCTTGCTCCAATCAGGAACTACTGACGCTGTACTGGACGTATCGGTAGACGCCAAAGACGGTAAGGTCGCAGTAACTCAGACTGACAGTATGACTGTATGGGACGGCCTTACCTGCTCAACACAGGCAACGCTAGGAGCCAACACAGCCTTTGAGCATCTCAAGACTTGGGATGGCACACTGGTCGAGGTTGGCGCAACGGACCTGTCAATCAGCCGCCCTGCTGAGATTATCCGCAGCAAGATGGATGA